CTCCAGCCAACCTGCTCTCTCAGCCAGTCGCTCTAAGATACTGAATGCTGCCAATATAAAAGGGGCAGCCATTCGCTTGTCGAAACTTGCGTAATCCCCTGCTACAATTCTATCATTCCCAAAATGGGTCAAGTAATCGTACAGGTCTTTCCACTCTGTGGATTGGGCCACAATTCCAGGCATGGCCTCAAAGATGAAGGGATTATTTTGGATTAATCGTATATGCGACAAAAAATATCGCCGTACGACAATACTCCAAGCAAACTCTCCACCTGTGAACACGCGCGTTTTACCAGCTTCAATTTTCCGTGTGGGAGTTGGTTCATCTTTAAGATGTCCGCAGAATTGCGGGTGGAATCGAATCCCTGCATCATAACATCGCTCTATCTCCATCACTCGGTCCTTAATAATAGGATCAACATCGACAATTTTCCCCTCTACTTCTGTAATAAATTTCTTCTTCGTAGTTTTGAAGGGGTTTCCAGCACTGGTTTTGCTGTTAATTTTGTCAACGTAGGTGACTCCATCCATTCCGTTTAGTGCAACCTCAGTGGTATACACCTGGAGCGTGGATATTTTGTCTCCGAGCTTGGTAACTATGTCGTTGAAGAATGCATCCTCACACTTCTTGATGTTCTCATTTTGATAGGAGTGGATAGGCGTGGTCATATCTTTCAGAGCTAGATGCCATGGTTTCCAATTCATACACGGCTTACCAAAATCTGCTACATATCCATGTTTGACTGCATAGTCCCTCATTAGCGTGGGCTTTACCTTGGATCGGCACTCTCCACGCCAGCCAGAGAAACTGCCATATACTTTAGCAGAACCTTGCGTCAGAAATCGCACGGGTGATTTTGCATGCAGCGCCACAAGACTACGCGTGTACCCGGGTGCGGATATGGGTATACTTCCTTCCAACACTTGCGGTTTGAATCCCTTGAAGACACACTCTAACATCTTTTGTGACACGTGTTGGAACACTATTGCTGTGGAATTCGGATTTGCAGATACATGTGTTCCCATCAATACTTGGGCACCACCAACCTCTGCTATACACATCGAGCCGCAATCGCCTGCATCTGTGGCGCGATCAGCAATTCCCCAATAGGCCGGGACCTGAAAATAGGGGCATAAACCATCACGAATGTTATTAATCTGCAGCTCTGATTTTTCTCCCGTTCGTGTGCACAATATGTACTTACCTTTAAACCTACCCTTCAACGGTTGATCAACTGGAAAATACTTTAAGAGGCTCTTTCCAGGGGCTATGGCTTTCAATTCAATGAGTACAACATCAGTATCTGGTATACGCACATAATCCTTTGGACCGAATGCAATGCTCATCATATTTCGAGAAACATTTTGACTCGTGGAGTCAAGTACCACATCAATTGTACCGGTGTCGGCTTTGAGAGCATGGGCATTAATTAGCCAAATGCTACCATGGACATTCACAGCACTAGACCACGTTCCTTTCTCACCAAACAGGAAATGGAATTTAGCAGTTGCTTGACGTACCAATCGAGTGAGGTTATCACCTTGGGCACACTTAGAAGCACCAGAGATGTCACATTCTGTCACTCGATAGGGATCATGGTAGTAGAATGTCTTCTTTTCACCGACTTCAGGCACAGGCACAGTACCAACCGTCCCCTGAGGTACAAACTCAGAGGGTTTATCATTCTTTGTGGGGATACAGTACTCCCAGACCTTGCGGCACAACACAAGAAAGATAGGCGCAGATACTAGAGCAATCATTCCGTACAGGTAATTCTGTTTATTGCGGATGCGCTCCGTTCGTTCACCAGCAACCCGATATAAAAACTTGTAGGTATCCGTCTCATTACCACACACCTGCCAAATCAAACGAATCTTCCACATCGCACCATATTGCCATTGCGCATACAATTGACCCAACGACCAAATGTTGACGATGAGATTGTACATGATGAAAACCGTCGTGAGAGAAACAATTGTTGGCGTTGGATTTGAATAGATAGTAACCATAAGTAATGCGACGAAATACCAGATATGTTCATAAAAGAAGTTCCGCAAATATTCCAACGTCTCATGTTGCGAGAATAACCAATCCCACCAATCTTCAGTGGGCAGTCTCTGACCATCAACGATTTGCTTGACTAGCCATAGTTTCATTTGGAAAACCTTGTTGAAATCCTCTACGTCAACTTGTGGGACAAACGTACACACACAAGGATCAACCACACAAACTGTACATGTATCAGGATTCACTTCTTCGTCCGATGCACACATGCAGTCTCTCGAAACTCGCTTGCAGCCTTTGCACACTTCAACTGCCTTCATTGTTGCATTGGCTGTAGCGGCTTTAGCCTGTGATTCTCTGTGCTCCTCAGCGACAGAAATGTACCACGCGAGGTAATCATAGATATCATCAAATCGCTTAATAACCTCATATTTAGTACGCATATTGTCCCTCGCAGTCTCAGTCTCAGGCACAGGTATAGATACTTCAAAGTTCCAGATGTTCATGTATTCGCCCTCTGGGGTGCGTGGAATCTTTTTGGAATCTGCCATGAACGTGCACTTCGCAAACTCGGGCTTAACAGTAGGTGTCACAACATAACTCAACCGACGTGCGATAGCAAAAGGGCAGGCGAAATAGGCGTGCAAGTTCAGATCCTTTGTATTGGTAGTGGCTATAACAAGCTCGCTTTTAACGGGCGTCCTACCTTTATCTTCCAAGGCTGCTTGAGGTGGCGTGAATGGAACGGAATTCTTAATCTGCAGCAACTCCATGAGGGTGGGGTCAACTTCCCCATTAGGTGACAAAAATGCAATATCATCAAGCACAATACACCATTGCGTGGAATCAAAACCAGACCAGTACTCATCAGCGGGACATCGTGTATATCGATAGTTATCATCGATTGGTAGACCGAAATATTTCCCGAAATGGTAGAACATGATGTTAGTTAGCATACTTTTGGCAATGTGCGAGGAACCGTGAATCAATATCCCAAATGGATCTTTACGTGGAGATTGAGCAGAGCGCTTTGTTGTCTCTTCGGCCTCAATAAGCTGCAATTCAAATAGAAATTTTTGCAGGACTAATTTCTCCCCTTTGTCCATCCCGACAGCAAATTTTATAATTGCCTTTCCTTTCTCGATAGCATCTTTTAGGTTACTTACGAATTCGAATCGGTTGAAGCCATGTGGTTCTGGATTAGACAAAAATCTGCTCTGCAATTTGAGCTTCTGCACCTGCTGTACCCATTTCTCATAGGAGGACCCGCTGTGGACAAATTTATCCAGTGACCCGGTGGTGAAGTACGAATGACCCGCCTCACAAATGAACAGCACAGCGTCTAGCATAGCATGCAACATATCGAAACCAGGTTTGTGCGTTCTTTTCAATGCTGCCTCTTCAAACGCATCGAAGCCCATACTATGGAAATCAATGTTGGTGCCTTTTAACATACCAGTGCACAAGAGGTACATCCAAAACTTATGGAGTTTTTTATATACTGCCAATTCTTTCATTTTGGGATAGCAATTCAACACACTGCGCAAGGTATCGAAAGGGGAATCATCTTCATCGGCTTGGGGGACAAAATTCAATCGATCCATTATTTCTTCATCCGAAACTGGGATATCTACCGGTGCAAAACAACTTTCAAATAATTGTAGCAACGGACTTACCATATGTATTCGAT